CTTGCATAAACATTTGTTCTTGTGCTTTTTCGTTTTGTAAACCACGCATTTTCATGCCTTTAACAGCTTGGTCTTCAGCACCTTTTAAAACACTGTCATATGCGCTCATTCCAGCAAGCCCAGCTTGGCCAATTGCTTGCCCGGCACTAGTTGGTAATAGAGATGGCCCGCTACCTAACAACCCGGCAAATCCCGCTTGCATTAACCCAGAGCTTAACGCTTGATTTTTTGCTTGTTGTAACTCATCTTCGCCGAGTAAACTTTCTAAATAATTAGCCATTATATTCTCACAGTAAAGACAGCCGACGACGCGGTTGTTGCATCGCCATCTGTTCTTGTAATAGACTCGCGTAAGGCGCTGTCATGTTTACAGCCTGCCCTTGACGAACCCTACCAGGTGTTAACTGTTGCCCTTGTTTTTGTTGTTGCTTTGGCATCATCTGCTTCGCAACATCACCGTATTTCATAAAACTATCCATCATGCCGGGCTTTGCTACTTCCATAGCACCTTGCATAACCCCTGTTTGCCCAGCACTTACTGTCGGCCCCAAACCACTTGGTAAAGTACCTACTTGAAACGGCATTGCGCCCATTGGCACTTGATTGATAGCAGACGGAATAGATGGCATGAAACTACTTAACGCAGGGTTGATTGCAATACTTCCAGCACCGCTTGTGATGCTCGATGCTAAAGGTGTTGCAAATGATGTCCCAGCAGAAACGGGGAATGCTAATGCACCCGCACCACCTAGTGCTGATCCTGCGCCCGATGCGGTTGCACCTCCTGCTACACCGCCCGCACCACCGGCTAATCCACCTAAACCGCCAGTAGCGCCACCAGTTAAACCGCCCATCAATGCGCCCTGTAGCACATTGCCTCCAGATAAACTAGCGGTAGCACCGCCAACACCTGCGCCCAGCGCTGCGCCGATCAGTAAGGGTTCCATTCCGCTCATTATGCGAATGCTCCTGCTAACGCTCCTAGAGCAGCGCCACCTGCCCCATAGCCTAGTTGATTGCCACCCGCACCTGCCATTTTAGTGCCTAGCCCAGCGCCTAACAGTCCACCTGATACAGCGCCACCTAATTGATTGTTGTATATTGGTTGAGACACCTGGCTACCCATAGGAGCCCCATACGCTGCTGATAAGAACGTTTGCAAACCCGCGTAAGGCGCGTTCTGCTCAAAGTTAAATCGTTGCATCGCGTCACCCAAAGCAAGCTGTTGGTAATTCTCCTGCGTCTGCCCAAGATCAATAAGTCTCTGAATGTCAGCATAATCTTGCGAAGCCATGTCAGGTGACAGGCCAGCAGCTTGTAACTGTCGTGCAAAATCGTTTGATGCTGTTTGACCTAGACCCGATGTCGCTGCAAGTTGCGTCTGCAAGCCTTGTTGATTGATGCCTGACAATGCACTTGCGCCTGACATACGGTTAGCCAAGTCTTGTTGGTTCAGACCTGCGCTTGCGTTCATCATGCCAAGCTGATTATTTAACGTTTGTTGTGCGCCTTGGCTAATGTTCTGAGCGCCAGTTAATCGGTTAGACAAGTCCTGTTGTGACAACCCTGCCAATTGTTGACGTGCATTTTCTTGCAAGCCACGCTCTTGACCGTAGTTCTGATAAGCCAACTGTCCCGCTGTATCTGACAATGCCTGCGCGAACTGATTAGAGGCTCTGTCTTGCAATTGACCCATCGCACCTGACCCATACCTACCCGCTCGTGATGCTTGGCTAGAAACGCCTTGTATGCCTTGGTTGAATGTGTCTTGTGCCGCACGAGCCGCAGGTTGAAATGCACCTTGAAAGAACGGGTTGCCACCTAAGTAAGCACCTTCTGATACGGATTGCGTGCCGGGCATTGCTGCGTTTTGAAACGCACCACCTTGCATCGCACCGTAAAAGTTTGCCGATGGGTCGCCCATAGAGGCTTGACCGTACAACTGATTTGCTCGGTACTGGTTAAGAATGTCAGACCCGCCACCGCTTGCAAGTGAACTGTAAAAGTTAGACGCAGGGTCTTGCATTGCCCGACCGTATACGTCTGCAAACCCACCTAATGCTGGATTTGTTGCCGTTTGCAATGCGCCAACTGTTTGTTGAGCACCTCTTAGCAACGGGCTACCCGCTAACGCTCGGTCTTGCGCCATCTGCAAACCTTGTTGCGTTTGCGATGACGGGCCAACGTATGTTTGTCCAGGGAAAAAACTTGGGCCACCCGTGTCATATAGTCGTTGCGCTTCGTTTAGACCGAATTCAACAAAAGGCTTAACCATTGGGTCAAGTTCCGTTGTGACTGTTTGTCTGTCACTCCCGCCACCACCGCCGCCCATTGACATATCTATAACTCCTTAATCCAGCTCCGGGTCTTAAAACCCAATTCAACAGCAACCTTGTTCCATGCGGGTCGCCACGATGCAAAAGTAATTTGCTTACAATCCATGCTTTTTGCTATGCTTTCAACCATTTTAAACCACTCTGCTAGTTTTCCACCTGAATTTCCGTGCGCACACCAGATATGGAAAGCGTTTAATTCTTTATACCCAACAATAAAACCTATCGGTTTGTCGTTTTCCATAGCCAAACACAACACAGCAGTATTGTTAACACAGCTTGCGTAAATGTCCTCTGGTATCCAAGACTCAGGAGATTTGCGTAAAATATGTTCAAGCCCTTTTTTTACAAAAGCCCAATTAGCTCTCACATCTTTAGGTTGTATGTATGTAAACATTAACCTACCACAATATAATCATAAATTTTATTAGTTGAAACATTACCTATATCCGATATAGTTGCTGAATTATATGTTTGAGCTGATACGTACACTCCAGTTGCACCCGCAGAATCTGAAGTCTTTGGAATTAACACAATCTTACTGCTCGGACTTATGCGCTCGTCTGTCAAAATTGTTGTGTCACCCGTTGCTAACGTTATTGAACCCGTGTTGTTTGTTTTGCCATCAATTATGCCGTTGACAACCTCAGAAATATCTCTAGGTTGACCGCCTTGCTGTGGCAAGCGTCTAAACATTATCTGCTACTCACTGGCTGTATTTCAATATCAACAGCCATAATTGTTTGCCACTGACCTGTAGGCTTAATTAGAAGTCGATGATATTTACCAAGGCTTCGCAATGAAACTCGATTTTCATCATCTGCATTTATATCAGCAGTGTAAACTATAGAGTTATCTAATCTAAATCTTGATGCAACAGCTACGCTTGCAGAGCCACCATCAACTTGCGGGTATGCTAGCTTTACAATTGATTGACTACCTTCCTCAATATCTCCTGTTTCAATTTCTGCTGGCCTTGCTACACCACCGAATAGAACAATTTGTGAGCCACTAGTACCAGCAAATAGAGGCTTCCCGCCAGCCCATAGCCGAGAATCAAGCGATGCGGGTATACCCTCTAAACTTGTGTAGATATTAAGTTGTTCTAGTGTAGTTCCAACAGTCGTAGCATTAGCTATGTAATCAGCGGTTGTAGTCCCAAACGACCATTTCCCTGTTTGCCAATTGTAAAATAAAATGGTTTGAGTGGCGTTTGCATTTGGGTAACACCAAACAATTAAATGGCGTTCAGGGTCAATTGCAGATGACATCTTGTCTAATGAACCTTCACTAACATCTTCAAAAAACCACCGATCTACTTTTTCAGCACCGATTGCCGTAACTGTTTGACCGTCGCATACGTAAAATCCATCATCTGACAAAAAGAACGTTCTCGCACCTTGTTGCACAATAGAATTCGGCTCATAGCAACCTAGCGTTCTTGAGATAGCATCAAATTGGAAAAATAATGGTGAACCTTGATAACTCATTCTATAAATTGCACGTTCTAAAAACACTATCCCAAACTCGCCACCCGTTACACCCTGTACATTACCGCCATCTGGCAAATCTTGAAAATCAGATTGTGACGTTGCCCCCGAAACCCAATTTGTTTCATCGTTTATATCCGACCAAAACACGCGGTTAGGGTTACTAGAGTTGTTCGCTGCTACCACAAAGTCACGCACAACAGTGACAAAACTAGCAATTGGTGCGCTTGCTGATACATTTGCCCAAGCAGTAGATACGCCTAACTCCCAATACTGTAAAACGTTTGAACCGTTTGCACCGATCAAAGATTTTCCATACTGTGTAAATTTCCAACCACTTGTTGCGGTATACCCACCCGCTTTTGAAACATCATCTAAGCCTAAATCATTAGGGTCGAACTTGAAAATCTTTGTTTCACTTGTGGCAAATAATTGAACTGTGTCACCAAACTTTCCTGCAACAACATTAGTCAAAGGCTCGCTTGCATTGTCTGAAAACGCTTTTATAGACGGCAATTGTCCATAACCGTTCAACAGTGGGATAACGTTGAATGCTTTTGTAATCGCACCAGTCAACCCCGGTTGGTCTGGCAACCATTCGCCAAGCACTAGCCTTTTCGTAGCCATATATTAGTCCCTTGAGGCACAACTGACCAGTTCTCACCGACAAGTTCAGCGTTAATTACATAGACCGCATTATTATTGATATTAGCACCCGCCGAGGCTATGATATTAGGTGTCAAATCAGCAACGGCAATACCGTTTATGTCTGATACAAATGTGAATATTGCACTAGGTTGCGCCACTATTGTAGCCGTACCGTTAACCGATGACGCAACAAGTCGTAGCCTAATGCTATCACCGCCCACTGTCGCACTAGCTGAAACAGATGCATTATCAAAAGCAAACCTATTTGCATCTATAAATACGACAGCAACAGAGCTTATATCACCGATTGAGAATGTAGTACGTAAAGCATTGAGATCAACCTGTGCATTTGCGGTTGCTGTAGCAACGATGATCATCGTTTTTCTGACAGTTAAATCAATAGAAGCAACCACTTGTGAGTCGCCACTCATTAAAAATCTTGCGTTTGCCAGAGAATTAACACTAGCAACGCCTGATGCAAATGCGCTTACCTTATCTTGTAAAGGTACTGTTGATATTGGGTAGGTTGATAATGGCGAGAAACCAAACATTTGTTAAGCCCAAATTCTTATTGGATACGGCTGTGGGTCGATACTAAACGGCATGAGAGGCTCTGGGTCTTCGCTAACTACCCGCACATTTACAAACCAACCATCGTAAGTTACAGGCGCATAATCTTCTGGCACGGGGTCAGGCGCAGGTTCGTAGATCACGCCAATCGTGTCGATGTTCACATAGTTCGGCACATAATGCCACCGCACGGGGATAGGCTCAACGTCAGGGTCTTCAGGCTCGCTCCACTCGTCTACTACTTTAGTGTAGAGAACCTCTTGAGCTTGCTCTTCGTCAACAAATTTTAGGTAAAAATCTTGCATGTCATGTCCTTATGTGTTGATCTGAGTTACGCCATCAGACAAGTATGGTTTAAGCCCATTGGCGTTGTTAGCGAATGTAGCGTTTGCACTCGTTGAGAATGCTGTTGGCTGTGCTGTTAGACCCGTTGTCATGCCTGATAAGTCTTGGTTGAATGCTGTTGCACTTTGGAACATTTGAGCCATAGTAGTAACTGAACTTGTGTTCCAAGAGCCGATGTTTTGGTTAAATGCTGATGCGGAGTTGAACATAAAACTCATGTTAGTAACTGCACTTGTGTTCCAGTTATTTATGCTTGCGCTACCACCGTTGTTAAATGCTGATGCAACAAAGAACATAGAAGCCATAATAGTAACTGCACTAGTGTTCCAAGAGCCAATGTTTTGGTTAAATGCTGTTGCTAGGTAGAACATTTGTTGCATATTAGTAACTGCACCTGTGTTCCAAGAGCCGATGTTTTGGTTAAATGCTGATGCACTGTAGAACATAAGATTCATACTAGTAACTGCACTTGTGTTCCAAGAGCCAATGTTTTGGTTAAATGCTGATGCTAGGTAGAACATAAGATACATATTAGTAACTGCACTTGTGTTCCACGAGCCTATGTCTTGGTTAAATGCTGATGCACTGCGGAACATACCAGCCATATTAGTAACTGCACTTGTGTTCCAGTTGTTTATAGTTGCACTACCACCGTTGTTAAATGCTGATGCACTGCGGAACATATCGGACATACTAGTAACTGCACCTGTGTTCCACGAACCAATGTCTTGATTAAATGCTGATGCTACGAAGAACATTACAGCCATACTAGTAACTGAACTTGTGTTCCAATTACCTATTGCACCATTAAATACTGTACAGCCATCAAACATATTGGATAAAGTGCCAATTAAAACAGGCGCATCGGTAGCCGTACCAACCAAATTAGCGCACCCCATGAATGCTCTTTCCCAAGTAGTCATGCCTGTTACTGAACCCCATTGACGAACATCAACACATTTAAGCCTGTCACCAGTATTATTAAAGTAGGGTGCTGTGTATGTACCCGTAACACTAATGTCGTAATAGCCCGCAAGCGTATAAGTCTTAACGCCTAGATTACCAACACTGGTTTCACTTGTACCATCACCCCAATCAATCGTTGCATTGCGAGTACCTGTGCGATTAGGCCATTGGAATGTGCCACCGTTTGCGCTGATAAACACGGTCATTACAAACGCATTAGACGGTGCATCAACAGGTGTGATCAGGTTGCGGTACTCAACATCGGCAGGGTAGTAGCTAATCTTTTTATGCGTAGCAACACCGAGTGTAAGTGAAGTGGTAGCCGTTGGGTAAAAGGGTAAGCCGTAGCTACGGTCAGCGATAACAGGTGCTCTTAAATTAGATGTACCTGCTGTGACAATGATGCCTGCTTCGGTTGTGTCTACGTCTGCTACAAGTGTTCCTTGACCCGATTGGTTATACCATTGAGTAAAGTTTGAGCCTGAGAGCGTTGCAGAGTCTACCGCACGGGTGACTTGGCTTGCCACTGTTGGAATGTATGAGGAAGCGTATGCGCCGACTTCCAGTTGTGCAAGTGTTACTGAGCCTGTAACGGTTAAAGTTAAAGTACCTGCTGTCGTTGTAAAAGTTAAAGTCTTGCGTGACGGGTACGCACCTGAGCCAACGACTGTGGCAGTAGCTGTGCCTGATAACGTTACCGTACCCGTGCCATAGAAACTAAGTGTATGAGCAACGGCTGTAACCGTTACGTCTTGAGTTACCAACACCGCGCTGTTTAGTACTAAATTAGTCCTCTGCGCTTCCCGCATCAACCCTAGGCACTCACCTGTTACAGGGTCAAAAGTAATCCTCGGCACGTTATCGACAGCTGTCTGAATAACACCGAACTGATCTGTAAATGTCGCTGTGCTTGCTCGTGCTGAAACGATACGCGGGTCTACTGTTTCTGAGTTTCTAAAGTCAACTAGAAGAGTGGGGCGTACAGCAGGGAAATTGTTTTTAATGGGCATCGTTAATCCTTAAGCAAGTGTCAGAGTGTTAGAACGAACAACCCCGTCACTACCTTTAACTTTAATAACTAGCGTAGTGTCATTGGTTAGTTGAAAGACCATCTCGCCGATAATAGCTGGCACAACAGAGGCAACAGGAGCAATAACAAAACTTTCTTTTTCTTGATACGCTAATGAACCAAGAAATTGATTTAACGGTATCTGATTTGGGTCTGTACCGATGTCTAACAATAATCCAGATTGGGTTACAGCTTGTTCAGCAGGGTAAGTTACAAACACTTCTTTGTTGCCAGCAGAAAACGATACTAGCGCACCAGTATTAGATGACGCTAGTACCGTGTTGCGTGATAGTAAAGTACCCACAGATGTGTACGTACCAATCCCAACTTCCCATTCAGTCGCAACAGCTACATTAACAATAGTGTAATAACACTCGTTGCCGTTGCCGATTGTTGCAAATGATTGGTAGCCAGTTACAGCACCGCCGAGCGTTACTGAACCTGTACCGTTAGTAACGCTCGTTTCTTTAACTCGGTCTGCAATATTGATAGCCATTTCATTACCTTTTAAGCTAAAGTTACTGTTAGGTTACCTGCCTCAATCTTTAAGATGTCGCCAGTCTGTATGGTTTTGCTATTGTTAAGCGCACCGTGATACAGCATATTGCCAGCAGATACGGCATCAAATATGGCGAAATAAGGAATAGTCCCCCAATCAGCCGTTGCAGTAGGAAATGTAATATCAGCAGTAGTGGTAGAACCACCGTCTGCTGGCGCACCAAACGTTGCTGCTTGCCGTGCATAAGAACCACCAGTTACTTGCGTACCAGTATTGGCATCGGTTGGGTCAGTAGTGTATAGACCAACGTACACGACAGCAGGGCTGGTGTAGGTGGAGTTACGCAGAGTAGCGTTGATTAAAGCGTCTTCTAGGAAGTTCGACATTGCAGCCATAATTACCTCGCGGATAAAGTCATTGTTAATGGGACAGCACTATGCTCAGATGAATCATCGGCACTTGTTAGTGATGATAATCCCCGGTCATACATTCCAGCCCACAGTTGAATTCGGGCATCATTCATTAAATATGGTTCTGCTTCAATTAAAGCACCATACAGTAATAAATCAGGACAGTAAGCAAGAAAAACATTGCTTTGATTTGTATCTGTTAAATAGTTCGGAGATGCGTAATACAACATTCGTACCGTGTATTCAGCATCAGGAGCTGGTGCAAACTTAAACTCGTTTGCAATGATAGTATAAAAAACAGGCAAACCTGATTCGGTTACGCGCCCATTTCTAGAAAATATGCTTGGTGATAAATATTTCAAATCACGTATTGGATTGGTGACAACAAATAGATCACGCAGCTCTAAAAAATCAATCGGCAACGATATTGTGTCATCTCCACCAGTGGTCGTGGTGGTAGAAGAATTTAGCATTTGCCGTATCCGTATATCACGTCTAAGGCGCACTTCTGCTAATCGTATAAAGTCAGGTATCTGAGCAGTCAAATCAGAACGTGCAAGGTAGCTCGCAATCGTAGACTGTAAGTCTGTGTAATTCGTTATGCCCATATTATGTCCATATTATTAAACTCTACCAGGTCTAGTTCTAAAGAAACGATTATCAGGGTCATTTAAAAACAATTTCATCTCAGGTTCATTAATAACAGCAAACCCGCGCATAATGCCTTTCTTGTTTAAATCATCAATCACTGTAAGTGGCAACCGAGCAACGTGCGTCATATCACCGTACTTATCTTGTGATTTTACTTGATTAAACATTAATTTGTTAGCCTCAATTATATGGCTAACATCTTGTTTTGTTTCTAGTATTAAACCACCATCGCCATCAGAATGAGCAACGGTGTGTCTACCTGCAAATTCATCGACATTTAATATTTTGTTCATAATCATATTAGGGCGAGAGTTACCCCCCGCCCATCTTAAGGTTAAAGTGCCATGTCTAAATCAAACACGCCACCGTGCGCAGCTTCGTTACGCATTTCTAATGTTAACTCAGCAAGAATCTGAGTCTTATCGCTGTCACCAGTCTTTGCCAATTCATTTGTAGCGAATGGGCGTAAGTAAGCAACTGCTGCATACTCAGGGTCTAGCACCAATGCGTCACGAACGCGCATGAACCGGTTAGGTACTACAGAAACTGAACCGAAGTCTGACAAATAAATATCAGCTGCGCCAATGATAGTCGTTGGTGCATCGGCTGGAGCCATGTAGCGTTGTTGAGCGATACCAGCAAAGGTTGATACTTTCTGCTTACCTGCTGCGCCAACCATCAGCACTTTAGGCATGCCACCATTAGTGTAAACGCTTGCAATAACAGTTTTTAACAATGCTTCCGTAAACGCGCGAACCGTGCCATCTGTGCGGGTAGTTGAACCAATAGTAGTAGGGTCAGCACCGTCAGTACCAAACGAAGTATTACTGTCGAGCCAAGCCAATACTGAACCTAGTTTGCGAGCAGCAATGCTTGAGCCTGCCGAGCTTGCTTGGTTTGAGCAAAGAATGCCCTCGATGTCACGCTTTAACTCGCTAGACGCACGGGCAAGTTGGTATGCTTTCTCACTCTTGCGACCAGCTTTGTTAACCGAGTCAAGTGTGCCAGAGACTTGAATAGTCTTTTGCACGATTTGGCAATAGTTACCCAGGCGAGTTGTGGGTGATAAAGTAGCAGACGATGCATCTGCGCCCTCTACTGCTGCGTTTGCAGTGTTAACCGCAGTTAAACTATCAGTCTGCCATTCATGGAATACAGCAGTAGCTTTGCTACGCGCTAGTGTATTTAAGAGTGGGGTCTCGGTTGGCGAAATGTTATAAATAACATCGCTTAAATCTTCACGTTGCCCAATGGCAGTGTGTGCGGTAAATGTAGCCATGATAAATCCTTATATGAATTGTTCAAAAACGTTAGCGGCATCGGCAACCCTGCCTGTGCGTCGCAATTGTTGCATGTTTGCTTTACTCTGCTCTGACGCCCCTTTGCCTTGTGATACGCCTGCTTTTAGCATTTTGGGTGCTTGAGAAACTTTCTTTTGCATACCCGGTTTTGATGCTATTAACTTGTCGTACTGCATGGCTTTGTAAAGTGTCATAACAGCTCGAGAATCATAAACACTAGCCAACTCTTGATCTGTCCACCCAATAGACTTAGCAAAATTACGAATGTCTTTGCGGACTGTTTCGCCTTTTTCTGGGTCTAAAAATTCAGGTATGTAAGCAGATAACTTCTCAGCCTCTAGCGCAACATGTTTGCCAATCATTTCTTTGTGTTCCGCTTGTTGCTGTTCCGCAATGCGTTGACGTTCGAATTGAATAGCTTGCAATTGATCTTTACGCTGTGACATCTCTGCTACTTTTACAGCATACCCGATCGGGTCTATATCTTTTAACTCATCAAGATTCTCGGCTTTGTTTTGGTTTGTGAGCATCTGCTCAATCATTCCTAGACGTTGCGCGTATGTATCTCTTAATCCTTTTGCTTGCTCTACGCCCGCTTTCTCCGTATCCAGAGATTTACGCGCTTCTGCAAGTGCTTGGGTTTTCTTTGTGTAGTCTGCCTCGCGTTGATATCCTCGGACTAATTCATCTTGCGTGACCTCTATATCTTCGCCAGAAACTCTGACGCGATATTTTGGTTGCTCAACTTGTTCGCCCTCTTCCTCTTCGCTGTCATGGGTTGCATACTCTTCAACCTCAGACTCCGTTGCAATCTCTTCGCTTTCCTGGTCGGCTACCTGTTGCTCTTGCGAGTCATCACCGCCCATCAAACCAAGCATTGCACCAGCGGCACTATCTACCGTCAGCGTACCATTACCCGAATCGGGTGTCATGTTTTCGCTCATCTTAAACCCCTACTGCCAAAAATCCGTTTGGCTCGGTGTGCTGATAAGTCAGCAATTCTTAAAATATCTTCCATCTCTTGCTATCAATCTGCTTGTTATCCGCAAGTGATTGAAAGTGGGATATGACCAAATCTATCTGTTTATGTATGCGGTAATAATCTTCACGCACATTTATATCTGATTCGTTACTGTTAACAATTTGCTGTAAACAATTATCTTTAATCGCTTTCATTTCACCCATGAAAAACTCATCGCGCAGTAAATTGATTGACAATTGCGCCTTGTCCATTAATTGTTATTCCCACCGTTAAAATTTCCACCGTAAACATTCCCAGAATCAAAAACTGCACTCATGGAATTATCAACAGGAGGAGGAGGCGTGCCACGCTCAAAGTTTTGCAACGCAGACTGGAAGTCTGCGGGTATACGTGATGCTTCAGGTAAACCAAAGTTCATTGGTATCTGACCACCAAAAAATGGATTCATCACCGGTTGTTGCATCGGTTGACGTTGCATCTGGGCAATAGCATCGAACGGGTTGTATGCGCTTTGTTGCTGTCCAAATTGTTGCATCGGTTGCATTGATTGTTGCATCTGTTGCAAAGGTTGTTGCAAAGGTTGTTGCAAAGGTTGTTGCATAGGTTGTTGCATAGGTTGTTGCATGCTTGATTGCAACGACGCCATTAATTGCGAATCTAATTGTTGATTTCCACTCACCCTGGTATCCTCACATCGCTGGTTATGTCAGCACCTAATTTAATTTGTTTAAGAGCAATCTCAGCCTGTAACTCTTGTTGCCTAAATTGTAACTCAAGCGCGTACTTTTCACGTTGCATTTGTAACTCTGCTGCTAACTTCTCGCGCTGTATCTGAATATCCACAGTTGCCTTTTCGCGCTCTAACTGAATATCAGCTTGTGCTTTCATTTGTCTTGCTTCAATATCAGCAACCGCTTTCTGTTGTGCAATTTGCAATTGTGCCTGTGCTTGTTGCAGTAACGCTTGCATTGCCGGGTCTTGCTTCGGCTCTTGTGGCTGTGCTAACTGTGCGTCTACCTCTGGCGTCACTTCTTTAAAGAATTCTGCTGAGTCCGTGAACCCTGCTGCCTCAATAAATCTACCCAAAGTCGCACGGTACTGCCCAACCGAACAAAGTGGGTTGCTTGGCCCGTATTGTTGAATAATCGTTTCCTGCTTCGATAAAACCATCTGCAACATCGCCATCTGTTCTTGCCTGTTGCCTGTGCCAAGCCCAACATTTATTGATAGATCATATTGGTTCGACCACAATCTCGGGTCAATAGGCACGTATTTCCCGCGCAACCGAATGATAGTTGGCTTGTCCTGATATTTACACACTAGTTGCAAGATGCCAGCGAATAGGCTTTTGACACCAGTCTCGGCAAATATACGAGCAATTAACTCTATCTTGCCACCCGCTGCTTGTGAGGCTGCTGCAACCGCTGCTGCGGTAACGTTTTGCAACACATCTGGATTTAACCCTTGCTGTGCCTCAGAAATACCTGTTCGCTTACTTTGCTGATTGTCCAAATACTCTAGCATCGGGAATGCTTGACCAGCAACCTGTGGAACAACAATTGGCACAATAGCGTTCGGATTTTTCATGCGAATCACACCACCAGGCGTTACCGAAAGCATGTCGTCAAGATTAACTTGACCTTCTACCACACCCATTCGCCCGTTGTTGCTTAGATATAAGTTGTCTAACATTTGGCGCACAACTGTTGATTTGATTAGCTGAATGTCCATTGTTCGGTCAGCCATAGACTCACCGAAAAACTTGTGCGGTATTGATATTGGGCATAGTGAATGAAAAGGCACATAATCCGTTTCGATATCACTTAGTATGTCTGAACCCGCATAAAATACTTGACGCAACTCTGCTATACCATCGTCATCAATATCGGCTTTTATATAACATTCGTATACTTCAATTTCTTGCATCGCTCTGTCAATACTTGCCTGCTGAAACGGTTGCTCACCGCGTGAATATCGAGCCAATCGTTCCGATGTAAAACTAAGTTCGTCAAAAGCCGATAGTCTCTCAACGACTTCAGGGTCAAAGCCCATTGCTATTAAATCCGAACGTGGAAGCAATTTCCGGTGTGCAATAAACGGTGAATCTTCAATATTTCTTGCACGCTTACTTATAAGAAATTCCTCTGGAGGCACGTTTTCAATCTTAACCGAGCCTCGACTTGTTTTTTTACTCACAACAATGTTATGTGATCTAAACATCATTGGTTGACCCATTTCGTCAAATTGACCCTCAATCTCCGTAGTATCTTGCTCAACAACGTCAAGCGAATCGTCTGACAGTAAAAGCATCAGCTCATCGTCAGTTAAATTTTCATATGTCTCTTTTGTGACGTCTACCTTTGTATCCCAGTACGCTTTTATTACGCCAACCTTTTGCATTAGCGCATCTTTGAACCAATCGTGCAGTATTGTGAATCCTGAATTCTGAGAATAGAAAACCCAATTCGCATACTCAGTTGCTTGCTTTGCGCCCTCTTCATCGCCCGGGCCTTTTGGTTCAAAGCGAACAATATCATCTGATTGTGTAAACACTCGCACTAAACTTGGCAATGCGCCATCAATCGACTCAGCAACCTCGCCCGTTACTACTTGTGACCGACCTTCTACCTCATTACCATAAGGTTGGCGCAGATAAAACTCAAGAGCTTTAGCGCGTGATTGAGTGGTCTCGCTTTCAAGATAACCAATCGCGTTATCAATTTCTGAATCAATAATCGCTTTAAGTTTCATTTCAGATGACATTCTTTGTATCCTTTTGATTGATACGCTTGCGTTCTAACAGTTTAATCTTTTCCTCTAGCCGCTCTATCCTTTCTATTAAGCGTTCTAATATAGATTGATCTAGTTTATTTCCCTGCTGCTGTAACCACATTATACGACCCAGCCTGTGTTAACTTTAATTGGTTTCGACCAAGAACTGATATCAAACACTCCGACGGCAAAATATCTAGCAGAATCGGCCCCGTGCGATGACCAGTCATGCAATGGCTTATCATAGAATATATTACGCTTCTCGTCATACTCGCGTCTGTAATTTCTAAGACATTCTACACCCTGCTGGACTTTTGGCATATTAAACCAACAGTTTGGCAATAGTCTACGCAATGCTTGTATACCATCGTCTATGCCAAGTCGTGGCGCAACAGTACAAGATAACCCAGCTTCCTGCAACACTTCTAACCTGCTTCGCCCTGTCCCTAGCTCTCTTACTTGCACGTCATGTGGCAAGATGTGTTCAGCCTTGTGCCAGCCTCGGTTTGTTAGTTCACGTACATACCAGTCTAGCCCTACACCGTGATTCTCTATAAAGTCCATGAATCTGTACTCTTGACCTGATACTTGGACAACCCAGATAGCGGTTGAATCACCCATACCTAAGTCCCAGCTCGTGTACGTTCGGCATAGATCATCGCGCACAATCTCAACGAATCTACCCTGTTCATCTAGGTCATTCATGAGCTTGCCGTAGTAACTGCCCTCAATCGCTGCGTTAAATGAACACTCAAACTCTTGGTTGTACTTGTCATCACCCATCTCACGCCTAGCAGCTTCTAGCTCTTCTGTATCTAGTATGCCTGTTTCACTTGCTTTGAATTCGAGTAATGCCCAATCAGGCTCAACTTCTGCCCTGTCTCTTAGCTCCTTAAAGTGGTTCTGACCCTTTGGTGTGCCAATAAATATTGCTCTCCCTTTGCGATCAGCTAGTGCTGGGCGAATAATCTCGTTCCATATCTTTGGGTTTTGATCTGCTATCTCATCTAAAACTACTAGATCAAAGTACTGCCCGCGCAATGAATCTGGGTTATCTGAACCAAATAACTGTATGCGCCTATCCCAAAAATCTACCCGTAACTCGGCAATGTTAGCCACAGCACCAAGTGGTCTTGTGTAGTGTAGCAAGTAGTCCCAAGCGACACGTTTAGCTTGACTGTAGGTCGGTGCAATGTATGCCATTCTCGGGCGTTCTAACTCGCAATTGATAGACGCTTTAATTAACTCATTGATTGCGCTTACGGTTTTTCCCATGCGCCGATGAGCAACTACTACTGTGAAACGGTGCTTGTCCGCAGCGTTGTGCATCTCAATTTGAGGCACTCTAGGTTGATACGGAATAATTATCTCTCTTACTGCCCCCATTTGACTATAAACGGTTGCCCGTCAGCTCCAGTTATTTCATTAACCTGTGTTTCTTTCCAACCAGCTTGCGTCTTTAAATAAAAAATAGCAGCTGATACATTACCTTCTTGCGCCTGTGTAATAAGGTTTTTAGCTACATTTCCAATAGCTTTTGATTTACCCCTTTTATACGCCTCAGAAACTTCAGGCTGTCTTTGCTCTATTTCTCGAAGTGTATTTTCACTTATGCTGAAATAATCTGCTAACTGTGATTTGTTTAGAACCGCAGCAAGTGACTCAACTTGATTGATTTGCTTTTCATCAAACACGACTAGTGGTCTACCGCCACCATCACCTTGTTTACCGTTCTTAGCCATTTGACACCTCTGTAAATGTTTTGCCATTTGTTTCTAATGTATCGCGCCCACCATGATCTATGCATAGGCTACTAAAGCGTGCCTTAGTGTTCTTGCATGATAGGGTGCTGCACTTAGTCGCTGTGGGTACTGTTGGCATTATGTATGCAGCGTGTGGGTAAGGGTCATAGACCAATACCTCATTGATGCTCCTGTCTTGCCTTTTGCAATGCGTATCGAACTGATACGCATTTTTAACCTTCTTGAAACCTCAATTGCTATCATATTAATAATATCGTCATGCATTTTGCTTGCTCGTTTAAGTACGTGGTTTTCAATACCTACAAGGTTACGAATTCCCTTGCACACTCTGCCTAATCTTAGATCAATACTTGTACCGTCAGTAATGACAAACGCAACATCACTAGATGGTCGAATTGTTTGCGTTAAGTAATCAAGTATTTCGTAAGGTGAACCATAAGCATCGATATCAAAAATATTAAAACGAGTTAGATCAACACGGCGGATTAACTTATCAGCATCACCGCACAACGTATTTCTACAGTCAAAAACTTTTACCTTGTCGATGCCCTGATAATTCATTGCTTTATGCCAAACTGAATTATACATTTCACCAGTACCACAAAAAATATCTAAAACTGATTGTCTGTCTATTTGAGACATAACATACTCTCTTATGTCACACTTTGCTCTTATTTTTGCATTGTTTGTTTTTACACCATTAAATTTACTCATCAGCCCACACACTCGCACCTTCAATTCTTTTTAGTGCGTTTGACACTGCGTTGATGACTTCAATCCGATCATCTGGATTAAATTTTACAATTAACTGATCAATAATTTCAGTATTAATAACATCATCTATTTTTATACCTTTTGACTCATCAAAAAGTTTTGATAGCTCATCTACATCAAAACCTAGCATCTCTAAGTCAAAGCCTTCGTCATCTAGTGATTTTAGCTCTAGCGATAACAGTTCTGTATCCCACCCACTATTCATAGCCAAGCGGTTGTCCGCAAGAATGTATGCCTTACGCTGTGCTTCACTTAAGTGCGCCAGTTCAATGCAAGGCACAGTGTCAAGACTTAGCTTGCGTGCTGCCATGAGCCTGCCATGCCCTGCAATGATTCCGTTTGTACCGTCTAATAGTATTGGGTTAGTAAACCCAAATTCCTTAATGCTTGCAGCAATTTGTGCTACTTGTGTGTCACTATGCGTTCGAGCATTGTTTGCATAAGGAATTAAGTCCGCAATGGACTTATGTACTATTTCTTGCTTCATTTCGACTCCTATCGGGTCATCGAGTTAAGTTAAACTTACAATTTCTCTTCGTCTTCTCTAGTTGCTAGTAGACCACCTAAACCTAGCCCACCTAGAATACTAGCAAGTATATTTGATTCTTGGCTTCTCATTGGGTCAAACGCAGCAAACTTTGACCTAATGTTAGACGGTTTCATGGCAATTACTTCTTCCATTGGGTTGCCTTTTAACACGTTAATTGTGTCATATCCCTGATTAAGCAAATCTTGTCTTGTAGATTTAACTTGTTTAATACTATCTTTTTCGTATTGTTTAAGTCTTTCCGCTGCACTTTTTGCCCCTTGCTTGTCGTTAAATTTAACTACCGCATTAGGGTTATAGGCAGGGTCAGCCATCATTTTTCTATAAGGCAACATTGCTAATTCACTAAAATCGTTGTAACTCATTTCATATGGATTTTCAGATTTTATAAATAAAGGTAAAACGTTGCTGTCTTGTTTTGACCAACCTGTTGCATATCTTGATGCTTCGTCTGCATTTGGGGTAGAAAAAATACCTAAATTTGCATTTACATTGCCAGTTTTGTCACTAGCTTTTTTTATATCAAATTCAGAGATATTTTTGTTTGTTCCATGAAAAACTGGGTTGTTAATATTGAATCCCATAGCTTGCGCTCTATCCATAGCGGTGTTTTCTAATGGCAATCCTAAACCACCTAATTCAACAGGTAATGACGCATTTAATTTTGCTATGTCCATTGCTTCGTCTTGTGGAGTTCTTAAAGTTGGAGTTTTACTACTTAGCAAACCACTTTTCATTAATTCATCGTAGTTGATACCGTTCTCTTCTAGTATCTTAACTTGTTCAGGGTTAAACGTAACAAAGTTTGATGTGCCTTTGCCCGCACCACGACTACTTTCATCTAAGTATCTAACACCTGCAACGCCTTGTTCTGACAATAACCGTGACACATCTTTAGCGCCTTTGAGATTGTCGCTTGTCGATAAGTTGTTATACATTGCACTCATACTCGCACGGTCTTTGTCTATATTCTTAAACCAGTCCACATTATCAGAATCAGCAATTTTAGGGTCTGAATACAATTTATTAAACGCTGATTGCACTTCAGGCGTTTGCTGGTTAAACGGTTTATCCCAATCCAACATTTTAGGTATATCTGCGTCTGGTATGTCAACTTTGTAAAGATTGCCCTCACGAACCGTAAATTTTTTATCAAAGTCTTCTCCATACCCATTATTTTCCATTCTCAATTGCCTTTCAACTACATCTTTGTATTCAGGCGAATTAGAATCAATAATTTTTCCTGTTTTATTTTCAATATATGATGGTTCTTTTACCAACATATTTTTATATGCCCTTGCTACCTCTGGGTTCTCAGCAAAATACATACCATATCCATAGGATTGTGCCCCTTCACCTGTGCCAACTTTATTAAGATTAAACTTGTCTACAACCTTGTTTGGCGTACCATGGAAAGCAGTTGCCCCAATAGCACCAGGCAACAACCCAAGGCTAGACAGTGCGTACTGTAGCGCAGCAGAGCCATAGTTCCCTGCCTCAAATTCTTTCTTAGCCTGACCAACTCCTTCAGCAGATTCTCCCGCACCTAGTGCATAGCCAGCAAATGGCGTAAAGTCAGCAACGCCCATTCCCACTGGCATCATGCTACTTTCACCGCCTAATAATGTTTGCGATACTTGTCGAGCCTGTCCGCGATTGATACCGATATTTTCTAATAAGCCTTGCGTGGCATTAGCGCCTTGCCTGCGTAGTGATGGGTCATACGCAGTAACCTCGTCTTGCCGAGGCGTTAGTAATCCCTGCACAGCAGTCGGTTGATAAACAGGCTGTTGTGCAGGAAGTAACTGTTGCAAATACTCTTCAAGCGTCATGCTTATTTCTTTTTAGCAGTCTTTGCAGCAATCTTAAAATCTTTAGCCGACGGTGCATTCTTGCTGCCTACTTTGTTCATTTTCTCGTCTGAACCCGCTTTTATGCGGTCTTTCTTTGCTTTAATGTTCGCATACAAACCTTTCATATGATCACCTTAATATTTTGTCTTTTTGTCCACAGGCATTTTGTCCGCAGGCATTTTACCCATCGGCTTTTTTCCAGCAGCTTTAACAGCCATTTTTACCCGCGTGCCGTTATCCGTACATTTCTTCATTTTAATCTCCTGTGGTTACTTACATTATCTCATAAATGTGTTATGTGCAGGTTGTTGTGCACACGTTCCCTGTGCAACAGGTTGAGCAAACAATAGTTTTACCCCCAGCAAATATAACTTGAGTTGTGCAGTAAGCAAAAGCACTTACTGAAAATGTCATAAGAATGATTGCTAATAATTTCTTCATTTTGGTTTCTCCGTTTGTAAATAAAATAATACTTGTTGTATATCTTCTTTTGTTTCTCTTACATGTAAAATTTGTGATTCTTTTGATTTATAGCACCACCAACCCACTTTTGTAAACAAAAGATTGTTATCCTCTATATCCTCTTTGGTTATCTGAAATATCATTGCAATCAATCCGCAAGTGGGCGGTACAAGTTACGAACGCACCCCATGTGATCACGCGCAAATAAATCGAACTGAGCTTGCAATAGCTTGGCATCAATCGGGAAATTGACAAACTCTTGCGTACTGCATTCTCTGCACACGATTCGCTTATGAACAATATCAAAGTAAACTTTTTCTTTCATTGCTCCACCTTAATTGAATTAACCATCTTAATCCTTTCACCTATCCACCTCATCACAGGCACAGCCATACTATTACCTAAAGCCTTGTAGCGCGGCCCATCAGCCGTTGGCTTGCTGTTGGGTTGTATGTCTGTATAAGTGTCAGGAAAGCCTTGTAGCCTTTCACACTCAACAGGTGTTAATCTGCGGACAGACATTGTCATTGTGTTGATTGGTTGCGCTACCCCGTGGACACCTGTTGCGTTGAGCGTGTACATCGGACCGCCCTCTGTAAACCCGTTGCCGTTGCCTCCATTTTGCGGTTGTCTGCCTATCGTGTTTTCAGCAAGAGCGATAGAAACATTACCACCGCCTGTACCCCATCGGCTTGTAACGGTCTGGCAGGTATTGCCCATTTCTTTTATGCGAGAATCGTTTGGGTGTGTTTCGTAGACTTGGGTTACAAAAGTATCGGTCTCTCCATCGAACCGTGTTCCAATGCCTGTCGTAAGGCACTTGGCAATGTCTTTCCCCTCTTTTCTGCTCGTCTTAGTATCCCTGCACAGGCTTTCTGGCTCAAAAAGTACTTCTGCTGCACTTCTCCAGTCTCCAAGACACTCGAGAGCGTAGACTGTTCGTTCTGCTTCCCCGATGAAATCAAACCCCTTGTAAAACCCGAATAGCCCTCTAAAAACTTGGTTATTTGTTTGTCTCGCATATTTCATACACTCCTGTATTACGGTTAAACATGACAATGCCGCTTGTGACCAGCACGGTGATGATTGATTCAATCGAACAATGAGCTTTCCTATGTGCAGAACGGCCTGCAAACAAGAATAAATTTGAGAGTTCGTTATTAAATTTATTGCTGTCGATGTGGTGAATAATTTCATGACTGGCAAGATTTCTTCCAAGGTGCTTTTCAACAACTTGTCGGTGTATATAAACGGGGTTTCCGTTTTTAAATCCTGAAATAGGTCTGCCTGAATGAAACCCTGACCGCTTTCTCCAAGGTTGGCATTTAAGAAACTTGGCTCTTGAGGAAACCTCTGAGAGATTTCTATCAAATTCTCTAGACAAGTCTGCCAATTTTTTGACTCCCCAAGAAGACCGAATAATTTTATCCTCCTCATCGCTCCATCTTTTGAGTGGCGTGGTAACTTTAAGTTTGCAGGCTCTAGCCCTAAGGGATTTAACGCATCTATTAAGATGCAATGCAATATCTCTAGTAGGCATTGTGCGATAGTTAGCGCAGATGAAACTGTCTTCTTCTTTAGAATAAAAGTTACGTGTTGACCGCATACAAAAACCCTCCTTCTTCTTTGTGGGATACCATGAAATTGTGCATCAAGAATATCAATATCACAAATATACCCCAATTCTTCTAGCATATCAAGAAAACATTTAAAATCTTGCCCTTTGTTTGTAGATAAAACGCCAGGTACATTTTCCCAGACTATATATTCGGGTTTTAAATGATTTGCAATAGCTCCAAAAGTTAACATTAAATTTCCTCTTGGGTCGTCTAGCCCTGCTCTAAGCCCTGCGACTGAGAATGATTGGCAGGGCGTTCCTCCGACCAAAATGTCAATTGCTCCAATGTCCCACTCCTTAAATTTTGTCATGTCACCATAGTTGGTAACGTCTGGGTAGTGATGTGCTAGCACTTGGCTTGGAAACTTCTCAATTTCTGAAAACGCAACCGGTGTCCAACCTAAATGATGCCACGCAACCGTTGCTGCTTCTATTCCGCTACAGACTGATAGATATTTCATTTCTCCACCCCATACTCAACCTCGAGTATTTTTTCAAGGTAGTGAATAGCTTTGAGTATGTCCGCACGGCCACCCTTGCTTTTGTGCCGTGTAACGTACTTGATTGCACAACCTTCTAAATAGCCAAGCTGGTTTGCGATTATGTAATCCCAACATTCAATATCTGATTTATAGTGCGTGCCACCTACTTGTTTTGTGTTCATTAGTATTTCTCCGTTATACCCAAGGCAACCTTGTAAGATCTAATTTGAAATATCTCTAGCTTCTCGCAAGCGTCGTGTCGAGCCTTGAGCTTTTTCGCCCACGCTTTGTAATCACGTTTGCTGTCATTTGTATCGGTTTGATTAACCACCGCTTTAACCATTTCGGCTATCTCAGCATCTACAATGACCGCAGAAGCCTTTGAATAGTCCTCTAGTGCGATTAAAGGTTTGGGTGCTTGCCTACATAGCTTTTTAAACTCGATTGCGTTAAGGCAACGTTCTGGCAGGTTTTCCAATGCCCAGCCGATTACAGTTAAGTTGTCAGCAAATGCAGCAAGTTCGTGCGCCCATGCTGTTTTAACGTCACTAATAGGTAACTTATCCCATTTGTTTATAAATTCTGAACCATACGTTGCGCTAAGTCTTTTAAACAATCTTTCTAATACTTTGTCAGGTAGGCTCATCTTGAAATCCTTTTAGCATCTTGCATCGCAATGTCAAAAATATCTGGTTCGTCATTGATCTTTGCACCTGTCATTTCAGCAACCCAATCGCGTTTAGATTTTTGGTATGGTGTTTCAAATGGAACAATCTTTGTCGGCATTGGTTGCTCGTCTAGCCACCTTTGTTGCGATAGATATGTAGCAGGGTTAGGTATAAATTGTCCGCCATCTTTTTGCCATTGGTCGCACACTCGTTGCCATTTCAATGCATCAAGTATTTTATCTATCACATTAATTTTTAGCTTATCCCAAGTTTTTTGCGCTTGACCTTTGCCTACTTTCTTTGGGTATGATTGCCAAAACTCTTCAAATGTACCGTCAGCCACTTTAGTGGCGATATCTTTTGTA